CCGAATGTACGTACTGATTTTACGTAGTTAGCAATATCTGTTGAGATATCAGTATACGTGCCATCTGTAGCAGAAGACAATGATGGAACATTGATATTTGCTGCAAGTGGTTTATAAAAGCGCATTTGTCCTACAAATGATTCGCCTGTATCCGTGATATCGTCTCTTGCGCCAACAATATCTGTGGAGTTTAATTTTTTCTCAGTTGTATATGCCTCATCTGCGTAAGCAGAAATAGCGAGGGCTACGTTCTGAAAGTCAGTGTTTGTAATAGCCATGATTTTAATCCTTTATAGATAACTATTATTTAATAATTGAATGATCCTAGTTGACCTTTAGCAGCTAAAGTTAAAACTTCATCTGTAGACATCTGAGATAACGACTTTTTTTCGTCAGTATTAGATGGAGCAGATGGATTAGTTTTACCAGCACCGCTATTCGCTTTCACTCGGAACAGAAATGAATTATCTTCATTCTTAGAGTAAGATTCAATAAAATCTTTTATAGAAGATCCAGTTTTGTGTAACCAAGACCCATTTTCATTTTGAACAAGTTGCTCAACAATATCACGCTGCGCCATTTGACGACTACGTTCATTCCTAAATTCTAGAATCGCAAGTTGAGAATTTACTACATTATCACGGTTAAGTTTTGTATTTTCTTCTTGAAATACTTTTAACTTAGCCTCGGATTCTGCAAGTTTCATTTCAAGAGCTTCAGTAAGTTTACCTTCTTCTTCAAGTCGCTTAATTTCACTTTGCTTTTGAGCTTGTTCAATTTCTGCGGCTTTTTTTAAGGCTTCATCACGCTCTTTTACCATACGATCCATATTAGACTTCATTTTCGTTAGTCTATCATTAACCGCTTGTTCAACTGGATCATTATTTTCTTCATCTGTAGAAGATGTTTCTTCAATAGATTCTTGTTCAAATGTTTTAGTTTCAGTTGTTTCATCTACTGATTCTTCAATCTTATTATCTTCTTCACTCATAATTTTTCCTTTCAAGCACAGCTTGAGTTAATTTATAGTGTGTCACAGACACGTTAATTTTAGTTCCATAGGCCATTACAAATAACTATGGTCCAATTCCATACCAGTCTTCCCCCTCTTTAATAGGGGCTAGTATATCTTTTCTTGTAATCTTATTAACAGGGTCAATTAAACCTTGTTCTTTTGCTTTACGCAATAAATAATTATAAGATTTTTTAGAAAGACCTTGTCTACGCATTTCACGTAAAGTCTTTCTTATAGTATCACCTTCAAGAGCATCTGCATAGATGGTTCTTAAAGCGTCTTTTGCACGCCTTGCTTCACTAATATTAGTAAAGAAAGCATCGTGAATAGTACCACTATCAACGTTGTTTTTACGCGCCCATAAATGGAAACGTCTTACAATAACAGCGTCATTACTGTGATTTCCATTAACACCTAGACCAATACGTGCATCATTAAGAGAACTTTTTCCTAGAAGTTTTCCGTCTTCTGCACTAGCTTCATAGATGTTAACTATTCGCCTATTAGTTACAGGATCTCTGAATTCAATTCTTTCCTGTAATTTTGGGCGATATCTCTGTGTTACAATTTTTCCATCAAATGTTACCCAAGGTATATCTACCTTTTGAGTTTCATTTACAAAAATATTGGCCACCTCTTTCCAATAATTAATAAAATTATCAGTAACAGGCGCACGTTGAGATAAATTCTTTGACATGATCCTAGAGATTTCTGAAAATTCTTTTGGACCAACAATCCCTTTTCTCGTATTAGTAAACTTATTAACAAAATCTTCAACGTCAGGATGTATATCCTGCGCTTGTTTTAAGAGTGTTCTTCCAACAGGCTCATTTTTATTTATAAGTTCTATTAATTCTTTTCTAAAAAGTTTTAATTCTTCTACAGTGCTAGTTGCACCTAGTCTTTCGGCTACTTTAATTTGCCCATCAACTATTCTGAGATTAGGATTTAATGTTTCTTTTGTAATAACTAAAAAATCTTTATTTTCTAAAACTTCTTTTAATCCCTTAGAAACTCTCATAGTTTTTGTTGCAGAGCCAGCCCCATAAAATCCAACCATATTCTGGCCCTTAGCTGCTGCTGCCAAGTCTTCCCAAGTTAAATTAGAATCACGCAAAGCAGGGATCTTAAGAAACTCTGGATCGTTTACTGTATCTATTGCTACTAAATCATATAACCTATTTTTTTGAGATGTAGCTAAAACATTACTCGCTTGAGATACTGCCCGATCTCCTGTAGACAAACCAATGATTTGAGCACCAGAAGAACTAGCATCATTTTCTATCATTAATTTTGTTTTATAACTATTTAAGGGTTTTCCAGAATCTAAATGTTTTTGTATCCTAGAGTATTCAAGTGCCATTCGAGCCATTTTAGGAACTTCTTTTCCTTCTAATCCTCTTATTAAAGGATGTTCTAAAAATTGTCGTATCCTACGATCTCTTTGAGTTAGCGATTGAATAAGTTCTCCTAATTCTAGAAGTTTGTCTTTATTCCTATTAAAGATAGCTCTTCTGCCTGATTGAGTTAAAGCTTCAGTTCCAGGGCCAATTAAGGCACCTATTTGAATTTTTAATTCATCTAAAGCTTCGGGAGACATTTTTATTGCCTTACCAGAATTTAAAAAAGGCCTTGCAACTTCTCCACCTGTAGGTGTTAAATATCCTCTGTGGTATACCCTGCTTCTGCTATCAATAAATGCTGGAGTAGTAAAATTCTTATTTCTTTGAGCATGATACTTAGCTGTAGACATTAGACCGTAGCCTTGTTCACCTCTATTTATAATTTCATGCCTAAAGTTATTTATTGAATCAAAATATTTAGAATTACCTCTGGGATCTCTAAATCTAACTACGTCATCCATAAAAGAAACAAATTCTTTATCTACACTATACTCAACATTCATAACATGATTTAGCATACCTGCCATTTCTCTGTCAATTTGTTTTGAATCATAGTCAGAAAATTTATCTCTAGATATAAAAGGAATTCCTGTTTTTTTACCTCTAGCGTCAAAATAAACTTTTTCATTTGGTTTAACAAAGAGTTTATCTCTAGCATTAGTAATACCTAGACGTCTAGCAATAGTAACTCGTCTTTCTGCCTTTTGTAGTTCTAAAATATCTTTATTAATTACTTGAACTTCTCTAGAAATAGTATCACCCCAACCTCCAGAAGCACGACCTGTGTCTAAATCTAAAACACCTCTTCGTGTTTTTCCTCTAAATTGAACTCTTATTATTCCTTGGTCTTGTAAAAACTTTAATACTTTTGAGCCTTCTTTATGATAATCCGCTAATGTATTTTTAGTAAAGGGAATTACATCTTTAAAATCTTTAGCTAATCTCTTGCCAATATTTATTGCTAAAGCATCATAATCAGTTGATTGACCTGAAGCAATTAATTTTGTGATATTTGTTAAAGAATCGATAGCTTTATCATCAAAAAAGTTACTAGATACTCTTTGTTTTTGATTTAGAAATTCTAAATCTATTATGCTTCTTATTTTCGACCTACCCCTAGAATATGTTTGAGATATCCACGATTCTGAAGGTTCTCTATTATATATTGATTTAAATTTATTATAAGCTTTAGCATACATGTTATCTTCTAATAGATTTTTTTTAAAAGTTTCTATTGAAGGATAATGTTCAGTTAAATTTTTAAAATATAATCTCGAAGGCGCACGACCTTTAAAATAAATTTTTTCAGATAACTTTTTACCTGCTGTAGCTCTCCAATTATCAATAAATCTTTGATCTTTTAATTGATTAGAAATTAAATTATCAAACGTATAATAATCCCCCATAATCTGAACTTTAGGAATTTCATCAGCAGAATATTTAACAAATAATTCAGATCTTCGTCTAGACCTTGTATCTAATAGTCTAGAAACGTTTTGAACAGAAAATCTATTTTCTGCTCTTAAAACTGCAGATAAATCATTCCAAGGTTTTTTATCTTTTGCGTATCTTTCAAAAACAACTCTTAAGTTTTCAATGACCACTGTTTGTTGATTAACAGAAACTTTATCATCTAGACCTGCTACTAAAGATTCAATAAAATCTTTTTCATCTTGTTTTAGGAGCTTACTATTTCTCATAAAATCAAGTCTTTCTTGATATAGAGTAAAATCAGGATCATAAATATTATTGTTTTTTACTTCACCTGTAAGGGGATCTGTGCTAAAATTTCTTTCATCAAATTCATTGCCAACTCTGCGCCTTGAAGCTGTCTTACCAACAAGACTTGTACCTTTAAAATCTGTAAGAGAAAAAGTTTTTGAAAAATCATCAGAATCTAATAAAAATAATTGTCTTATATCGTCTTTATGTCTTGGAGATCTAATAATTGAACTAGGACGATTTGCTTCTATTTTTACGTCTGCTTCTCTTAATTTTTGTTTTGGATTATAAATTGCTGTTGCGTTAGCTGCTCTATTTCGTAAAGCTTGTATTGATAATCCTTTTCCTTTAGGTGTAATAAATTGATCATATTTAAGCCTACCTGATATAAACAAATTAGCTTTTTCGGCTGTTCCTAATATTTTACTTTGAGTATTAAAAGACTGCCTTTTTAACCAAGCACCAAAAGATTCAGTCTTAGGCATAATACCTGTTAAAGACTCTGGTTTCTTTTTCTTTAAATTAGTTTTATTAATTCGAGATGTTTTTTGTTCTAAAAGTTCTTCTTTAGATTTAACAATAGGTACTAGAGAACTACGACAGTTCCAATGTAAAGGTGGTTGAAACCTTTTATCATTTATTTTGTAAATTTTTCCATTATGAAAAGAACAAATAGGGCTGGTTTTAGCATCTAAAACTGCAGTAAAAACAAAACCCTTTATAACATGATTATTAGACTCTGCAACCTTGTTTAAAGCTAATGTTTGAGTACTAGTAATAGAAGTTCTAGTTAACGCTCTAGCTTGATTTTCGGTTAATTTAGTTGTCTTTAAAACATCACTTATAATTTCATTAGGAGTTAGCCCTTTTGCTAACCCCCCTTTTACTTTTGTTTGAATTCTAATTAATTCACCTGAAGAAATGTTCCTTACATTTTCAGAGATAGATTTAACACCTTTTATATTTGGGCCTGTAATTTCTGCCAAGAGTTCTTTGCTCTTTGGCTTAGTTACTTTATAAAAGTTTTTTAATTCTTTGTTAAGATTATCTGAGTTAAAATCTAATTGAGAAGTAGAAAATTCTAATATACTAGACTTTTGATGATTTAAAAGTTCTTTTCCAAAACGTCTAATTTCAGGTTTTACATCAGCCCTGATATTTTCCTTTAGAACTACTTTTAATTTCTTTCTATGTCTTTGCAGAATTCTTCTATTTTGTAATTGAACACTTTCTTCATATAATCGTACATCAGTTAAATGATCTACAACTCTGTCATAAATTTTTGTATTAATATCCATCTAGTACTCCATTGAGTAGTTAGAGTTATTCTTCAATATCCATTTCTACATTTGTCTGTTGAGTTAATGGATCTGTTTGTATTTCTTCTACTGCTTCTTCATCACTGTAATCAGCAGGTAAAAAGTCATTATACTTAGCAATATTAATCCAAGTAGAACGGCTAATAATTCCCATTTGATACCATTCAGAAACTAAACGCATTGCGCCTTCTCCACCAACCATAGGTGCAAAATCGCTAGACATTTGAAATTCAACGTCTTCTGCAGTATATTCAGTATTATATTTCCAGTTAAGCATAAATGCTATAACTTCTCTAATAGTACCTGATACTTTGGCATTAAGTGTTCCTAGCTGTGCTGTTTGAGAAGCATTACGAATTTCTAAGGCTACTCCTGAAGCTGCTTGTTCGGGAGATAACATTCTAATTCCCATTTTAGCCATTTCATCAACTGTAGTTATAATAGCTTTTTCCATATCAGCTAAGGCAGCAGTGGGTGTTTCTAAAACGGTTATTGATTCGTCTTTTCTTACTCTTAGCCAAGAGCCAAGACCTGAGTTAACAACATCTTCAAATTCTTCATCTGTCATATCAGATTGAACAATTGGAGTATACGTTGCTGCACCATACAATAAGTGATTTCTTCGAGATACTTTATTATATAAAGCTATTTCTCTATCAATCAAAGGTAACAATACAGGCTCTACTGGCTCTAAATGACCGTTAATTGGCCACGCAGGTATTTTGGAAAGTCTTTCTCCAAACATTGTTGGAAGAACAGTATTAGTTTTCTTAAAACCTATTTCTGTAAGTCTTTCTTCATAATCCTGTTTAATATCCCCGTTAAGAACTTTTATCTCATTGTTAGTATCTGCATGTTCATAATAGTCTAGTACAAGCTTTCCTTGTTCATCTAAATAATGATCACAAACGGTATCAACATAATTAGGATGCCAAGGATTATCTGCCGTATAACGTTTAACTAAATAACGTGTAACTAGTCTAGATAAAGTTTTTTGTCTTGTAACAGGATGAGTATCTGTGTGTATGTTAATTACATTTTCAGCTTCAATAACTACAGGATAAGGTTTTATATTCATCTTTTGTTCGGGAGACATCGCATCAAACTGTTCTTCAGTTATTTCTGGATAATCAACATATATCCATGCCCTAGAAGTTTGAAGTTCTTCCCAAAGAGCATTATCTAAAAAGTTAAATAAAGAACGACCGTCAAGAGTAAAATTGTTTTTAATCCAATCATAAGAATCTTCAGGAAGTTCTTCTGGTAATTTCAAATGAGAGTCTTTTCTTAGGAGAGCACTAATAAGTACTTTACAATACTGTGCAGTCAATCCTGGAAGTTCAGCCTCTGCTTTATAAAAGTCATATTGACGTTGCGTCATACTAGGTGAAAATGGAAGAAGTAAATTTGAATAATCATGTTCTAAATATTCATCATGTGCTTTAACATTTTCTTGCCCTTGTAAAACGGCTCTAGATTTCTTCCACAAAGGTTTTAAAGATTGATAGCTATCACTAGGATCTGCTACTGACTTTTTAATAGCCTTTGTAGGTTTTGTTAATTGAACCATTGGTTATTCCTTACCATTTTACTTTATTAGCCCAATATGCGGCACTCATTTTGCCTTTGGCTATATTGGTAGCATGTCTAGCTTTCCACCCTAATCTACGGGCTTTGTACTTGGAAGATTCACCTTCTTTTTTAGGAGAACCGCTAACACCTTGAGAACCAAAACGAATAGTTTTTATTTGTTCACCTACTTTAGCAACAACAATATGAGACTTAGTAGCATGATTAGGAGTACGCTTAGGCTTGTTAAAACCACTAACTCCAGCCCTCTCTAGGCGAGGATCTTTTTTATTAGCCATAGCTAACTCCTTTAAAATTAATTGAGGGGGAATTACCCCCTCTATAAGAGACTAACAGATAATAATCTGTCCCTTTAATTAACCTTTATTCTTAAACGTCAGGTATTTATTCTTATTACTTTTTACCGAAAAACTTAGAAGCAGATCGAACACCAAAGCTAGCACTGACAATTACACCAAGAGTGTATTGATACCACGTTGGCATTACTTCAAGTGCTAAAAAACCTTGCTCTACAATAACTCTACCCCAGTCACCAAAGAAAGCTAAAATTAAAGGAACAGAGAAAAGCAAAGTTAACCACTCGTCTTTCCAGCTGTCTCTTGAGCCTTCAGCCATTACTCTTTCCCATTCGGCTTCAGAAGTAGCTGCAGACTTCATTATAGTAGCTTTAGCTTCTGCTTCGACTAGCTTTAAATTGGCAGCTGCAGCTTGTGCGCTTGCCTTACCTTTTAACCAACCCCCTGCTAGTTCAGTAATTGGGCCTAATAATGCTTGTATCATTTAGAATATTTCTCCTCATGTACTACTGCCATAGGAGTTACTGTGGTCTTAGACTCTTTACCCATCCAAATACCAAAGCAACCTGTCAAAGCTCCCATACAAACAGAAACTAATCCGCTTTGTTGTATTGTTGGATCTGGAAGTGCCATATACCAATGAACTGCCTGATATGTCAGAACTGTTACTGCTAACATCATTAATCTAGGAATAACTTTCCAATCATCGATTATAGTATGTGCCATTTTGCTCACCTTAAATAAGTTCAAAGTGAGGCCCGTCTATAAATGGTCTACGTCCTTGTGAACGTCTAAGATCGATATAAGCCATCATAGCATCCTCCGAGGAACTAGGATAGTCTCGAATATCACCTTCTGACCAAGCGGCTCCCCACTTAATTGCCACCCCTAGCTCTTTTGCAGCTGCTTTCATAGCGTCACAAAGATCATCATAGACGTTGAGTTCCCAACATCCTTTACCATCTACATACGCCATAAGATCTACTGCACGACCTTCTAGGTGTTTTGATTTCATTGTCTGAGACTTTCCTGCGGCAACAAGTTTTTCTTGTTCTTCTACGGTACGCATACCATAAACTACTCCAAAGTCTACTTTAGTTAGTTCAATAGCTCGTTTTACAACGGCTACAAGACTACTATCAACACCCTCTAGCTTTCCTAGAGAGCGACTACTTAATTTATAACTCATAATTACTCCTTTAATGGTTCTTTGCTTCCACAAACTCTTTCATAAACCATGTCATCTGTGTAAGCCTCAGACCATCTATTTTCTGTAAATGTGCAGAAAGCCCAAAGAGAACTTATATCTGCATCTAATAAATCGATTGTTACTTCTTGTGCAAAAGTTTTTTCTTGTAAATGTTTTATATCATGAACTAACCCTGATATGTACCACACTAAAGCTACTAATTGCACAGCCATGGCAAACACTAATGCTACAGGTAGTTTTAAATCATTCATAAATTTATCCTATTCTGGTTTCGTAGGCCATACAAGATCATTTATGTCTACTGATAAATCAGCAGTTTCAGGCAAGTCACGAAGGGCAGTCCTATAGGACCGCCACTCCGTTTTTCCCTCATCAGACAGTGGACAATTAGGTAATTCAATCCAATCTGATTCTTTTAAAAGAGGTTTTCTTTCTGATCTTATTACATTCAATACTTCTTCTCTAGCAGCTTCTGATTTTTCTTCATCAGAAAAGTCTACTACGCTATTGTCTACTAATCTTGTCATTATATTA